TTATCACCGAACAAGAACTAGGAATATATCATGGTAGATAGGCATCTTCAGAAAGAAAATCCATTTGATGAGGAGTATTTTGAACAATATTCTCAACAGGTAGGTGATAATAGAATTGAACCTATCATGGAAGAATTGAAAGAAATGGGTGATCCTGAAGAGATGATGCTTCTTATCATGGATACATTAAAAGATACTGAAGTAGTACCTGATGCAGGACAATATTATACCTTCTTATATACTGCAAAAACTCCTAGACTTACCTATGATCAACATCCCCTTGTTGCCGTAACTGACATTGAAAGATGGGGATTTAAAGGTATCAATTATCATTGGGGTAAGTTTAGAAACTATACATGGGAAGAACTTCAAGGAGTCCTCTATGTTGTTCGACCCAGTGAAATAAATGACTTACGTAATGTATCATATGCATATTTCCTCCGCACTCTATAAATAAAAGAAAAAAGATAAATGTCCAGCAATTCATTCACAACTGAATCAAAAAAAGTTTGCATTGATTACGCTATCACTGCCATAACACCTGGAGGGGGAAATCGTAAGTGTGTAAAGGAAACATCAGTAAAGTTCACAACAACATACTCCTCCAATTCTGATGGTACTGCAAATAGCGAGATAAAAATAATCTCAGATGAGGGAGCTAATAAGGGGGACACAATTGGATATCTTAATGAGAATGGAAAAGTAAAGATACCTAAAGATAATAATGCAAAACTCCATTTAAATGACGGTCAATCTAGTAAAAGAAGAGAATTAATAACAGCTATTGCAAACCTTCGTGGACAAGATAATATTATAAAAATTGAGGATATACTAAATAATGATCAACTTTCAAATGCACAGAAGGTAGCTATATTAAACAATCTAGGAGAGAAAAATAAGGCAAAAGAAATTGGAGAGTTAGTAACAGAAACAGAGAAAGCAGCAGCCAATAAGAAAGGTGAAATCACAGAAGCAAATATCGACGCAGGTTTTGAAACCTTGAGTACAGTTGAAGTAGGGGGAAGAAACGCAAGAGAAACATATGGGAATTACTATTATCCTGCAGATTTATCCTCCAATAAACAAGATAGAATCAAATTTACAATGGGTTATAGTCAAGGAACCAAAATTGATGCTACAGTAAAAACAGGTATAAAAAACTTTCAAAAGAAAATCAATAGTATAAGTGGTTCAGTAACTCTACCTATTGTAACAGGTATCTCAGATCAAAGTAGTGTGGACTGGAAAGGAGCAGAACTCAATCCACTTCAAGCATTCGCTGCTGCAGGTGCTTTAGATCTTTTCAATGAAGCAAAGTCTGGGAAAAGCCTTTCTCAAATTGGATCAAGTGCATTAAATATAGGACAGCAAGCGGTGCAAGGGTTGGCAGATAGTGGTCTCGGTGATGCTATTAATGTATGGTTAGCACAAAAAGCAGTAGGTGCTCAAAACCTCCTCTCAAGAACTACTGGTGCAATTGTTAACCCTAACTTAGAGATGCTTTTTAATGCACCACAGTTAAGAAACTTTGGATTTACTTTTCTATTATCTCCCAGAGATGCTGATGAAGCAGATCAAGTAAGAAAAATTATAAGATTCTTTAAACAAGGAATGTCGGTTAAAACAACAGCATCGAATGTTTTCCTGAAGGCTCCTAATATTTTTCACATAAAATATATGACCTTTAATACAGATGGAACAGAAATTCTTCATCCTTCCATAAATATAATTAAAACATGTGCTCTTCTTAGTATGGATGTTCAATATACTCCAGCTGGAACTTATATGACCTATGAAGACCCATATAGAACAATGACTGCATATCAATTAACAATGCAATTTGGTGAACTTGATCCTATCTATGACAATGACTATACAGAATTGGATAATGATAACGATACAGTACTAGGTTACTAAAATGCCATCTTATTTCCGCCACATTCCAGATTTTGAATATGTTAGTCGTACGGCTGACACTAAAAATATTTCAGAATATTCTCCAGTAAAAAACCTCTTCAAAAGAGGTAAACTAAAAGAAGATATTTTTAATGACCTTACAAAATTTACACAATATAAGATTATAGGAGATGAAAGACCTGATACGGTAGCATTTAAAGTATATAAAGATTCAACCTTGGATTGGTTAGTTCTTCTTTCTAATAATATTATGAATATTCAAACTGAATGGCCTCTTGATCATCAGTCTTTTTATACATTCCTTATTAATAAATATGGAAGTGAAGAACAAATTCATGCTGTTCATCATTATGAAACAACCGAAGTAAAAAATACGGTGAAAGCAACTATTGTACCTAAAGGAATAGAAGTTCCTAAAGATTATTCAGTAGAATTTTATGATAGTCGCCTTCAAAGATATACAACGGTTTCCAATATTACTACCGAAATAACCAATGAAGATTATGAAATTGAAATTGAAAATAACAAAAGAAATATCTATCTCTTAAAACCAGCATATATAAATCTTATTCTTAATGATATGAGTGAATCTATGAAATACAAAGAAGGTTCCACCCAGTATGTGAGTGAAACCTTAGTAAAAGGAGAAAATATTAGATTATATTCCTAA